GGAAAAGGCACTCGTTTCAGAATTTGTTCCAATCGTCATTTTTTCTCCTTAGAAGTCGATAACAAGTTCAATGGCATCATCAGAACTATCTCTTCGATTCACCGCTGTGATACCCTTTATGTATAACAAGTCTCCGGATTGCAAATCAAGTTCTGGACCTGTGATATTTGCAACAGTCACACCGCCAACACCAGTGGTGAGAATTTCCTCAGATGTGAAAGACAGTGTGCCTCCATCTGATGATTTGATTACATTTGTGATGTACAAAGTTGCTCCATCGGCTGCACTGGAATGTTGAAGAACTTGTGCAATCGTACCAACAGAGCCACTTGCACCAGTGATACTCGTGTCAACATCAGGCAGCCCTGCTGTGGTGTCATACGTCACTCCAATTTCGTGTGTGCATCTCCAGTTGGTTTTTGTGATCGTGTATGTTGAATCAAGTTCTCTGGTTCTAATTGGTTTGATATTTGAACTTTGAGAGGACAGCGAACTACCAACAGTTGTAAGTCGTTCGAGGGTTTCATCATTTGTAAAGTTTCTATACAAGTTTTTTACAGTAAGCGATCCAGCGGAATCGCTGTTTCGGACAGCACTTGACACTTCACCAAAATACTTTGAGGTTCGACCATAGACGAACGAATCTGTGTAGTCAGAGATGAACGTGCTTGAAAGATTGCCAGTTGTAGGTTCAACATCAACAACTGTAGAGGGGTAGTTATCGTGTCCGGCAAGAAGCCCACTGTCAGAATAACTAAGTCCGACCGTTGGGTTTTCCCAGAAAACAATTTCATTGAAGTCGTTTCCTGTCATCGCAAGATTTGACTCACTACCTTCAACCAAAACTCTGAGTTTGACTTGACTGGGCAAAAGTTCTTTTACAGGATCTTGACCAAGCGAATCAAAAATACGAGGAGTCAAAGTGAAGTCGGTTCCGCTGTCTTTTGTTGTTGTGATTGATGCAGTCGCAGTTGTGTAGTTCGAACCATTCGATGCAAGAACGATTCCTGTTGGAATAAAGGTATTTGAAAGTTCTGCAAAGGCAGTACACCCTGTTCCATCTCCTGTGATTTCAACCAAGGGAACAATTTCATACTTGTCACCGATTGATGGAATGGATCCAGTCATTGCTCCATACACAACTTCATTGTTCACCCCAATGTAGTCCGTGATTTTTTCAACTCTTCCGATCGCGTTTCCGTCAATGAATCGAATGGCATAGCCGTTGTAGTAATCGTCGCTTGAACTGGCAACACCACCACCGAGAATAGATCCAGTCAACCCAGCCGCGAGCAGTGTTCTATCTGGATTTGATTTGATCGCTCTGCCATAGACAGCCGTTCCTGTGGTTGTGATGTCAACTCTACTGATTTGTCCATTTTGTGCATCGTTGATCGCACTGTACTGAGAGTAGTATTGATTTTGCTTTGCCGTGTCTGAGTACGCACCCGTGATCAGATTTGAATAGTATGGAAGAGTCTGGACAGGAATGTATGAAGAATCAACAAACTTTTGTTTGTCACTACTGATTGTGTAAAGGTATCTCCACTCGTACCCGTCTGAGAAAATTTCTGGTTCTGGTGCTGTCGTATTTGGAATGGTGTTCGATTGAGAACCACTACCATTTTTTACACAGGCATAGACACTGTTATTTGTAGAATTGAAAACGTACCAATTCTTTGTGGTCATGTCTACTGTGGGATCGTACTGATCATATACGGTCCCGCTGACCCAATCATTTCGATCGATCATCAGACTCACATCGTTTGGAGTGATTGATTTCATGAACAAGAGATTGCGACGGGTTGCCTCGTCGTTCTCTTCTGTTCTTGTTGTTTGTGCATCTGCAACCACATTACCAAAACCAGCAAAAATTTGCTTTCTGCGAAATGGATCGTACGAATTCACAAACGTTTCTGCAAGATGAGTTTTGTATTGATTGTCAATCGTGACTACAGCCATTTCCGCTCCTTAGTTGTTTTGCATGTTCTCAATGAAGTCTTGAATATTTATGTGTTGCATTTCTATGTCAGTGGTGACGCTCACATCACTGAGGTAGTTGATGCTATTGCTTCCTTTGATAATTCTAAAATCATTTACTGCACCTTCGGGAACCACGGGAATCTGCGTGCCTCCGGGTGTAAACTCATTCGTGAACTCTCCATTCAGAACATCAATTGTAATCACTTCCTCGAATGTAGGGCCGGATGCTCTGAGAGGTGAATTTTGTACGATTTCTCTCGCAACCACAGTGCCGATAGCAGTTTGAATTGTTTCATCTCTCTGTGTCACCACCCCACCGATTGGAAATGCAGCACCAAAAGTATTTGATGTGACGTACGGTCCTCGGGAATCAAAAGCAAATTTGATTCTTCTCAAAGTTTTGACATCTGATGTGATACTTGATACAAGATTTTTGGGATGTTTGTAGATTGTCCAAAATTTTGATGTAGCCGAGTCTGTGCCTTCGACCATAACAAGTTGATCAATATTTTCAACTGTGTAGCCTGCGAGTGTGACTCCTGCACTCACACTAAACGTAACACCGTAGGCCTCTGGGTTTTGGGTTCCTGCGGATGGTCCACCCATTGCACCGATTGTGAAACCTGCGGTGATTGGATCATGTGTCACCGCATTTCCACTTACAAACAATCCAAGAGTCGCGGCAGTCAAACCATTGAAGCCAGTTGGATAGTAGTCAGCAAAGGTGGTTCCGTAGGTTTCTCCTCTGTAGTCAGCAGTCATCGAAAAGAACATCGGGGTGTAGTTACCAATTTTTGCATCAATTGTTTGTGTGTCTGTGGTGATCGCTGTATATTCACAATCAAACGTCACACTACCTTTGAAATCCCCACTACCCCCAATAATTTTTGTCGCACCAGTGGTGACTCCTGTACTCAATCTTACA